CGGTGTAGCACTTATTACAGTTGAATATTTACAATCTGTAAACAGCGTAAGAAGTAACTAATAATTAATTTACTTTCAGGGAGCGGTGTAATGATCGCTCCCCTAGAGTAGGAAGGAAATAAAATGGCAGCAGTAGGATCAATTAATACACAATTTGACGGTTCAAAAAGATTAATAGTACAAACAATTTTAATGCCCACAGAAGCAGCAGGTGAATTTACATTTACTATTGATGTATCAGCATTAAATAATCAAAGATTTCCAACAGTAGCAAATGCAAATGCAGCAGCTATACCTTGTGTTTCTTTGTCTTTACAAAAAATTTGGTATTCTGTATCGGTAGCAGCAAGAGAAGATTCTGTAAGTATTGTAGGAAATGCAACAGCAGATTTACCTTATATAGCATTACATGGTAATGGATTTAAAGACTTTACAAATATTGGCGGAGTACTGAATCCAGCTCTTGGAACCGGTGGTTCAAATGGTGATGTAATTATTAGATCTAATAATGGTACAGCAGCTACAACAGCGGGTGATTCAATATCAATCCACATGGAGTGGTTAAAAAATTACTAGGAGGTTAAATGTCAAACGTTACTTCTCAAACTTATCAATTTGACCAAGACTTTTCTATTGATGAAATTATTTCAGATTCATTTGAAAGACTAGGTTTAGTTGGTACTTCTGGTCATCAGCTTAAAACAGCTAAGAGATCTTTAAACATTCTATTTCAAGAATGGGGTAATAGAGGTTTACATTTCTGGGAAGTAGGAAATACAAACGTTACATTAACTCTAGGTTCTGCTACTAATGTAGATGCAACATCTGAAGGTTCTGGAACTTATACTTTTTATAGGAATGCTGTAGATAGTGCGGCAGCACCGGGATCTACACCTCAAGCAAGAACAGCTCCTGAGAATCCAATTTACGGTATTACAGATTTATTAAATGTAGGATTTAGACAAAATTATAATACTACAGCTCAATCTGATATTGCCTTAACTAAAGTAGATAGATCTGCTTATTCGGGTACAGCTAATAAAGCAACAATTGGAACCCCTTCACAATTTTGGGTTCAAAGATTTATAGATAGAGTTACTGTAACTATTTACCCTTTACCTAATGCAACAGCCGCAGCAGTAACAAGTAAACTAATGGTTTACTATGTAAAAAGAATTCAAGATGTAGGTGCTTTTTCTAATGCAGTTGATGCGCCTTATAGATTTGTACCGTGTATGGTTTCAGGACTAACTTATTTGTTATCACAAAAGTTTGCACCAGAGAGAACACAAGAGATGAAATTGTTTTACGAAGACGATTTAGCAAGGGCTTTATCTGAAGATGGATCTCCATCTAGTACATACATAACCCCTAAAACTTACTATCCAAATATCTAATGGCTGTTTATTCAAAAGGTTCTAGAGCACTAATGATCTCAATGAGATCAGGGGCCGCGTTCCCTTATACAGAAATGGTACAAGAATGGACAGGAGCCTGGGTTCATAATTCTGAATTCGAAGCTAAGCAACCACAACTTACACCAAGACCCGTGACTGCTGATGCACAAGCCTTGCAACACGCTTATCCGGCACGTACAGAGTTTACTGTTTTAGATTTATTAATAGCTGATCCATTTGAGACATATCAAGCTGGTTCACCTATTGTTAATGTTTTTCTTCCTGGTAATAAATATGCCACAGGAGATATAAAAAGATTTCGTGGAGCTCCAGGTATAGCTGGAAACTTTAATATTCCAGATAATGTTAGAGGTATTCCAGGAGCAGTTATTGCACAAGCTGTAGGATATGCTATAAACATAGGTAAATATGTAAACGGAGCAACAGACGCTACTCAAACTAGATGGTTCTGGTTTTCAGCAGCAGCTAATGCAACGAGTGCAGGAATAGGAGGAGGTTACCCCGTAGGAGTCGGACCAGTAATCTTAAAACCATAATTATGTCATACACTTACGCAACTTTAACAGACACAATCAGAAGCTACACTGAAATAAGTAGTACTGTATTTACACAAGGTGTAGTTGATAACTTTATTATGTTATCTGAAAATAGAATTAATAATGATCTGCCAATGGATGCAGACAGATTTGTTCAAGAAGGACAATTTCAAAAAGATAAAAATACTATTAATAATCCTGCCGGAGTTTTATTTGTAAGAGGTGTAGAAGTTTTTCCATCTACATCAGTTACAACAGAACAAGGCCAGTGGTTAGAGAAGCGTGATCAAACATTCTTAAGTGAATATGTAGGTAGATTAACAGGACCAGAAGGACCTAGTACAGGTCAAGATGTTACTGGATTACCTAAATATTATGCTATGTTTGGTGGAGCAACAGGATTAACGGATACTACTTCAGGTGGATTGTATATTGCACCTACTCCGGATGAAAATTATTACTTTAGAATCTATTTTAACAGGCTTCCAGTAGGATTATCAGGAGCTAATACAACTACCTATATAAGCAATTATTTCCCAGAATTACTTCTAAATGCTGCTTTGACACAAGCATATAGTTTCTTAAAAGGACCAATGGATTTGTTGACAATGTACGAACAAAAGTATAATACTGAACTACAAAAGGTTGCAGGAATGCAATTAGGAAGACGAAGAAGAGATGACTACACTGACGGAACAGTCAGACTTAAAATCGAATCACCGTCACCGTAAACTAGGAGAAAAAAATTATGGCAATAACATCAGCATTAACAAACAGTTTCAAAGCAGAATTACTTGGAGGCGAACATGATTTCGCAGCAGGTGGAAATACATTTAAATTAGCATTATTTGTTAATGCAACTTTAGGATCTACTACTACAACTTACGCAGCTCCAGCAGATGCTAATGCAGTACCCACTAATACAAATGAAGTTAGTGATAAAACTACTAATGGTGGCGCAACTGCTACTGCATATGTAGCGGGTGGAAGAACTTTAACTTTATCTGGTGTTGGTACTACTACAACAACATCATTTACTTCTTTTTCAGATTTATCAGTAGCAAATAGTAATGCATGGACTTCAGCAACTTTCACAACAGACGGTTGTATGATTTATAATACTAGTGGAGGATCAGCTAACAAAGTAATTTGTGTGGTTGATTTTGGTGGAGCAAAAACAGTTTCTAATGGAACTTTCTCTATTGAATTTCCAACTAATAACGCAACATCTGCAATTATCAGATTAACATCATAGGGAGTTAAACCCTATGGCTGACACAACTTTCACAGTTACAGTCGCAACAGGAACTACTTTTAGATCCGGTAATACTGGCAACGTTTATTTTATTAATGGTGCCCAACCTACTACAGATCCAAGTTCAACTAATTATAAATTACCGTGGGTAGCAGGTGCTACTATTAGATTAGATCAATCTAATGCAACTAACGACGGTCATCCTCTACTTTTTACAAATTCAGATAGTTTAAATACAACTATAATGAGGAATGGTTTAATTACCAACAACACTTATTATTCTCTAGATGGTTCATCTGTTAGCTCTACTGATTATTTTAATACAAGTCTTTTTAATGCAGCCACATCTAGGTTTGTAGAAATAAATCAGACAGCAGGAGACACAGAAGATTTTTATTTTGCATGCTGGATCCATGGAATTGGAATGGGTGGAATTGTAGATCTTACTCAAAATACATGGGGTGCTTTAAATTGGGGTCAAGGTGCATGGGCCGCGCAAGGTAACGAAGCAGTTACTTTAACTGCATTTGAAATAACATCTACATTAGATACTGATTTAATAATTATTCAAGAACCTGGTTGGGGTACTTTAAATTGGGGTGAAAATGGTTGGGGTAGTGTTACCGAAGGAAAAGAAACACTTCCAACTTTTCCAATAACTGCTTCACTTGGAACATTAGTAGCTGAAACTAAACAAGGCGCTATTTTATCTGGATTTGAAATAACGAGTACGTTAGCACCTTTAACACCTTTCTTTGATTTTGATTTAACACTATCTAATAGTTTATTAGTAACAGGAGCATTAGGTACTCTTGGTGTCAATGCAGGAGATGATGTTCAAATAGGGTTAACAGCATTTTCTATGACTGGAAGTATTGGAACTCTTGCTCCTCAAGATAACTTTAATCCTCTTTTAACAGGTTTTCAAATTACAGGTAGGATAGGAAATCTTCTTGATGCTACTACTGTCATTGTTCCTATAACAACAAGTTTATTAGCTACTGGTTCTGTAGGAACTATAACACCAGCTAATAACACTGGTGTTACTCTTATAAAATTTAAGAGCTTAACAGGAACTCTTAATGCTGCCGATGTTATTACACCGGATCAAGTTGTAGGCTTGACTGGATACCAAATAACTGGTAGTTTAAACAGTGCGGATATATGGGCATCGGGCTATGCGGATGTTGACATTACAGGTAATACATCATATACACCTGTGAAGCACGTAAACCAACCGTGAGGATAAAAATTTATGGCATCAACTTTTAATTATCTAGGTATAGAACTTATGGCTACTGGCGAAAACGCTGGTACTTGGGGAACTAAAACTAATACTAACTTAGACATCATTCAACAGGCATCAACTGGATTTCACTCTCAGTCTTTGAACTTAGTAGCTTCAGGAGCTAATACTACAGTTTTAGCTATAGCAAATGGAGATGCAACTTCAGCAACAGATAGTTTAACTAACTCAGCTAGAAATAATATTGTTAAACTTACAGGAGCTATAACGGGAAATAAAATTGTAACAATTCCTAATACAATTAACGGAGCTAATTTTGAAAGACTTTATTTATTTGAAAATGGTACTACAGGTTCTTACACAGTAGAAATTAAAACAGCTTCTGGTGCAACACAAACAGGTGCAACATTTTCAGCTACTGATAAAGGAATGAAATTAATGTACTGTGATGGTACACAAGTATATGACACAGGTTTTGGTGCAGCAACAGGTGCTGCAGGAGCTAATACTCAAGTCCAATTTAATAATAATAGTGCTTTTGGAGCATCTGCTAATTTAGTTTTTGATGGCACAGACACAACAATGGCCAGTGCTAAAGTATCTGATTTGACAGCTACAAGAATAGTTACAGCGGGTACAGCTGGTGCATTAGAAGGAGACGCAAATTTAACATGGGTAGCAGCAACAGCATTACAAATTGATGCAGAAAAAGAATTAAGATTAGGTGACGCTGCAGGAGCAGAATACGTTGGTTTTAAAGCACCAGCAACTGTTAGTGCAGCTTACACTTTAACAATGCCCGCAGCAACGGGAAGCGCAAATCAAATTTTAGTAACAAACGGTTCAGGTGTTTTATCTTTTACAGATAACTCTGGTGGAACATCATGGCAAACAGTTAAAGCTAATAGTTTTACAGCAGCAGCAGGTGATGGTTATTTTATAAACACTACAAGTAATGTCGTAACAATGACTCTCCCTGCATCACCAACAATTGGTGACGAAGTTTCTTTTGTAGATTATGCAGGAACATTTGATACATATACTTTAACTATTGGAAGAAATTCTCAACCCATTCAAGGAGCAGCATCCGACTTAACAGTTTCAATAGAAAGAGCAGCAAATACGTTGGTCTATACAGATGGAACTCAGGGTTGGTTACTGAAGACTAAGTAATGTCTACTTATAAAGGCATACAAGGTTTTGCAATTCAAAACCTAGATTCTGATCCAACAACTTTTGATACTGGACAAGTTTGGTACAATACAGCAGACACTAAATTTAAAGTAACAGTAACTGGAACTAACATACCGGATGCTTGGACATCAGGAGGAGCTTTATCAGACGCTAGACATTTAGCAGGTGGAGCTGGAACTCAAACAAGCGGTTTAGTTTTTGGTGGTGCAGCTGGGGGATATGGCAATAAAACAGAAGAATACAATGGATCTAGTTGGACAACTTCTCCTGCAACTTTGAATCTAGCAAGAAGATATATATCAGGAGCTGGAACACAAACAGCTGCTTTAGGTTTTAGTGGGTACTCCGGTCCATCGGATCCATATTATGGTTTTAGGGCAACAGAAGAATACAATGGATCTAGTTGGACGGTTCAAAATCCGATACCTAGAAGTCATCAGTTTGGAGCTGGAGCTGGATCACAAACATCAGCAGTTAACTGTGGTGGAGGATCATCTCTGGATGGTAAGACAGATGAATATGATGGAACTAACTGGACAGCTGGTAGCAACATGAATGTTGGAAAAGAATTTTTAACGGCATGTGGAGCAACGGGTACATCAATACTTTCTTTTGCCGGTGCTACACCAGGAAACACAAGGTCTGCTACTTCAGAAAAATATGATGGAACATCATGGACAAATACTAATGATATGAATACTGCAAGATATTTTTGTGGAGCAGCAGGAATTCAAACAGCTGCTTTAGGTTTTGGTGGATATGGTGTACCAGGAGCAGTTGGTTTTGTTGCTGCTGAAAAATTTGATGGAACAAGTTGGACAAATACAGTAAATTTACTTACAGGATCTGGTGGCATTACTGGAGTAGGTCCGACAGCTGCTGCATCAGGTTCAGGTGGTTTAGCCCTTGCTGTTGGTGGAACTGGAAACAGTGCACCCGGAACACAAACTCAAGAATATGCTGAGGGAAACCCTGCAACTAGAGTATTAACAACAACTTAATTAACGAAGGAGAAAACTATGGCAAAAACACATCAATACTGCGTAGCAGAAAACTGGGGCAAAGGATTCATTGAACATAGTGAATCTAGAAAGATTGCATTTTCCGGTTTACCTGGTAATGTTTGGCAAGTACCTGCACATAACAAAGATGCAAATCTTTGGATTAATAAAGTGTTAGGAACTGCTAAAACAAAAGACGAAGCGCAAGCAATTGTTGACGTTGAGGTCACTGCAGCACAAAATTCATGGGATGCTTTATCTGATGAACAAAAAGCTAACAGTACAAGACCCGCTGATATAATATTAGAGGAATAAAATTAAATGTCTACGTACAAAGAAATTAACGGAATTAAAGTTCAAAGCTTAAGTTCTGATCCACCATCTCCTTTTAAAGGAGAGGTATGGTATAACAGTTCTTCTAATTCTTTAAAATTTTCAGGTGGTGTTATTGCTGCATCTTGGGCTACATCAGGAAGTTTGAACAATGCGCACAGCGGTGGAAGAGCAGCAGGAACTACTAGTGCAGCAGTTATTTTTGGTGGTTATAGTCCAACTACTAGTACAGAATTATACAATGGATCAACTTGGACATCTTCTAACAATATGGGAAATGCAAGATATTATGGAGCAGGTTGCGGAACTCAAGGAGCAGCATTAGCTTTTGGTGGGGGTCCGCCTCCTTCAAGAGCAAAAACAGAAGAATTTAATGGTTCTTCTTGGACAGCTAGTAACGATTTAAATAGACCTGGTGGAGCAAATTATAATTCTGGAGCTGGCACACAAACAGCTGCTTTAGCTTTTGGTGGAAGTCCCCCTAATTCAGGATTTACAGAAGAATATAATGGAACATCATGGACAACTTCTAACACTATGGTAAATCCAAGATATAATATGGGAGGAGCTGGCATACAAACAGCAGCTTTAGCTTTTGGTGGTAATGGTGAATCAGCATTAACAGAAGAATATAATGGAACGTCTTGGACATCTTCTAACAATATGGTAACAGGAAGAAAAAAATTAGCAGGTGCGGGAACTCAAACAGCAGGTTTAGCATTTGGTGGAGAAGGACCACCTAACCTAGCAGCAACCGAAAAATATAATGGAACTTCTTGGACAACTACAACAGCTTTAAATAATGCGAGAAGACAAAATGCAGGTTGTGGAACACAAACAGCAGCATTAACCGCTAGTGGTGGTGGTTCTCCATTAACAACAGAAATATTTTCAGGTGGAGCAGCCGCAGGAACAAGAACAGTAGAGGGAACTTAAAATATTATGACTACATACAAAGATATAAAAGGAACAAATATAAAAGTTTTATCTTCTGATCCACCAGCAACAACTGGGCAGATTTGGTATAATTCAACATCAGAAACTTTAAAAGGATACAAATTAGATGTAGGTTCTTGGAGTACTAGTACAGATTTACCCACAGGAACATTTCAATTATCGGGATGTGGAACTCAAACAGCAGCTTTAGCTTTTGGTGGTGGTAATCCAGGTGCAAGTGTGACAACTAACACTTATGAATATAATGGTTCAACTTGGACTGGCACTGGAGCTTTAAATCTAGCTATAAAATTAGGAGCAGGATGTGGAACTCAAACAGCAGGACTTTCTTTTGGTGGTGCTACTGCCGGTGGTGGTAGAACAAATCAAACAGAAGAATATAATGGATCCTCTTGGGCAGTTACTAATGGTCTAAATAGTCCAGTTGAAAAAAATGCAGGATGTGGAACTCAAACAGCAGGACTTTCTATTGGTGGTGAAATGCCTTTTGATGCTAGAGCAGAAGAATATAATGGTTCGACTTGGGCCATTGGAGGAACTATGACTAATGGTCAGAAAACTAGAGAGCTTGGAGCAGCAGCTGGAACACAAACAGCAGCAATTTTTTTTGGTGGAACACCTCCATCCGATGGTGTAACTTATACCGAAGAATACAATGGATCCTCTTGGACAAATTCAGGAGTTATGGGAACCGGAAGATATGCACTAGCGGGTACTGGATTACAAACAGCAGCAGTAGCTTTTGGTGGTAACGGTCCAACTGCATACGAACAGCAAACAGAAGTATATGATGGTTCATCTTGGAGTACTGTAGGAAAGCTGAATATCGGAAGAAGAAATCTGGGAAGTGCTGGAAGTACAGCGGCAGGTTTAGGATTTGGTGGAGAAGATGGAAGCCCCACAGCTGCTACCGAAGAATTTACTTCAGGTGCTATTGCCGTTAC